GATGCAAGAGTGTTAAGAGGCATAGAAGGAGTGAGAGAGTTTATAAATGAAATTCAGTCCACATGATTATCAGCGACACTGTATAGATAAGATTATCGAAATAAAAAAGCTTGGGCTATTCCTTGATATGGGACTTGGAAAGACTGTTATCACCTTATCAGCTATAAAAGAACTTAAGTATTACAGGTTTTTAGTTCGTAAGGTGCTTATAATAGCGCCAAAGAAGGTGGCAGAAGCAACATGGAGTACAGAAGCCGATAAATGGGAACATACAAAGGATCTAAAGATATCAAGTGTTTTAGGCAGTGAGAAGAAAAGAATATCTGCACTCTATAAAAAAGCGGATATTTATATTATCAATCGTGAGAATGTAACTTGGTTGGTGGACTTCTACCGAAACAACTGGGACTTTGATATGGTGGTTATAGACGAGTCAAGCAGTTTTAAAAGCCATTCCGCAAAAAGGTTTAAATCACTTGCAAGCGTATCACACAAGATAGACCGACTGGTTGAACTTACCGGTACACCGTCACCAAACGGATTAAATGACCTATGGTCTCAGATATATTTACTGGATGGAGGTGATAGACTTGAGAAAAACTATTTTAAGTTTCGTGAGAGGTATTTTATACCCGACACAAAAGGAAGAGACGGAAAGGTATTTTCATATGCCATTAAAGACGGATCGCATAATGCTATCTTAAGCAAGATATCAGATATATGTGTAAGTATGAAATCCGAGGATTATTTAAACCTACCCGATATCATCTATGATGAGATACCTATAATACTTGATAGCAGAGCTAAAAAGGCATACGAGGAACTTGAGGCACAAATGGTAATGCAACTTCCTGACGAAGAAGAACTTAGCGTGACAAGTGCTGCAGCATTGAGTAATAAGTTGCTACAACTTGCAAACGGCGCTGTATATGACGAAAACAGAGAAGTACATAAGGTCCATGACTGTAAGCTTGAAGCATTTATGGAGCTTGTTGAAAGCTTACAAGGAAAGCCGCTTTTAGTTTTTTACAACTTTCAGCATGATAAAGATAGACTACTTAAGGCCTTGGCAAAGGTCAATGCAAGAGAACTCAGGACAAATCAGGATGTACAAGACTGGAACGCGGGGAAGATAGAAGTACTGCTTACGCACCCTGCATCCAGTGCCTATGGTCTTAACTTGCAACAGGGTGGAAATCATGTGGCATGGTTCGGCCTTACATGGAATTACGAGCTTTATGTACAGGCAAATAAGCGATTGCACAGACAAGGGCAAACAGAAAAGGTAATCATACATCACTTAATCACAAAAGATACAAGAGATGAAGACGTTATGGAGGCGCTTAACAAAAAAGAGGGAGTACAAAATTTTGTTATGGATTCCTTAAAAGCCAGAATACAAGAAGTAAAGGAGAGATTGAAAAAATGATAGATTTTGGAAAAGTACAGGCAGATGCGGTAAAAAACATTTATAAGTCAAAAATTACAGGCAGAGCGAAGGACTATAGAATTTTCAGTGCCGTTGCGATAGACGGAAATACCTATATACCGCTTATGTACAAAGGGATATCAATATACTTGATACCTGAGATATACAGCGTACTAAATCCCGCATTTGCCGAAGCCAGTAATCCGATGGTAGAGAAGGTATTTGAGAGTGTAGAAGATGCAGAGCAGATTACAGATACGAAGATGATAAAGCTTCTACCAGACGGAAGACAGCTGAAAGAATTTAAGACAAAAGATGATAAATCAATTTTTGTAGACGAAAAACTTATAAAGCCATTCGGTCAGGGCATAAGGTACTACGCAAATGAAAACAACAGTAATATTGTTTACATAAAAGAGGTTGGGGAGTTTTTAGGATTAGCATTTGCTACACGTGTAAAGGAGTAAGAACAATGACAAGAAAAGAAATATTAGCAGAAGCAGAAAAGTACGTATGTAGTGATAGAAATTTACAGTACGGAGAGCCGGAGGATAATTTTAGCGTTATTGCAAAGTTCTGGAGCGCTTTCTTAGATATAGAGATAGCAGCATGGCAGGTGGCTACAATGATGATATTGCTGAAGACTGCAAGAATAAAGTCAAGTAAGGGAAGGGATAAGGACAGTTGGGTTGATGCTGCAGGATATTCTGCTTGTGGTGGAGAGCTTGGACTAAAAGAAGATAATTAAAGCCAATTTTTAGGCGGTTAGAATAACGCACACGGTATTTTAAAGGCATTAGCCTATTTTCATACCTAAAAGAATTAAAATGTTGTGTGAAGCAAAATAAGTGAGGTGGAGAGGATATGCAAAATAATCCGGCAAACAAACTAAAAGATTTTATGTGGCAGTTTCTAATGGATAAGGGGCAGAAGGCGAATATACCTGCACTAAAAGAGAATGTGTATACTTTGATAGCTATGACGACACAGAAGACAGCGGGTCAGAAAAAAGGCATAAATTGGAGTGAGCTTGACATGGTGTTTATGAGCATAGTGATTGAGGCAACGGCACTGGTACAGTCAGGAGTGCTTGATAAGATAGAGATAGAAGGAGTAGGAGATGGCGACACAAAAGAATGTGACAATAAATCGTAAGGAGTATGAGAAGATAAAGAAATACGATCGCACGCAGATGGATACATTCATTCAAAGTGTATACAAAAGCGGATTTGAAGACGGTAAAAGCTCCGTGAAGGGCATAGATTTTTCAAACGTTGAGAAAATGTTACTGACTGTAAAAGGCATAGGAGAAAAGAAGGCTAAGGATATAGCGATAGTGCTTGGGAAGGAGTTCGAAAATGAAATTTAATATTTATGACCATAAAGACAATGCTGTAGAAATAGATACAAAAGGTAAAGATGTGGCAAGTATATCTGTTGAGGTTATATCAGGAGATGAGCGTATAGAGATACTATATAAGTGTGGATGTTTTACAGTGGTGGATAGTTCGAGTGATAGATTTATGCATTACCATGACGGTAGTTATGAGTTATCAGGTGACAAGTTGGTAGAGTGGATTAGGTATACTCCAAAAGGGGAAGGAGTAGCTTACGAAAGACTGTGGAAGTTTGGAGCAGATGGTGAGTAAATGAAGATTAAAACAGTGTATACATGTGAGTTGTGTGGAACAAGCTACAGCGATAAGAGTAGGGCGGAGCAATGTGAAAAAACACATAAGACGGGGCTAAAAATCGTTGAAGCTGGATACTTACCACACGAGCATAATGCAAAAGGCTTTCCAAAATGGATATTGGTGAGGGCAAAAGACGGGGAAGAGGCAAAATACAGGAGGTGAGTAGGTGACAGCAAAAGAGTATTTAAGTCAGCTATTAAATCTTGAAAGGCTTATTGAAGCAAAGCGATTAGAGTGCGAAAGGCTTGACACAATGTCAAAAAAAGTGAGTAGTACTTTGAGTGAATGTAAAGTTGAGGCAAGTCATGACAATGACAAAAATGCTGTTATTATCATACACATGATAGATTTAAAAAAAGACATTAGCGAGCAGATGAAAGTGTATGCGGAGCTACAAGCAAAGATAAGCAAAGAGATAGATGATGTAGAGGATATAAGATACAGAAGTTTACTGATAATGCGATACATAAATGGGCTGAAATTTGGTGATATAGCGGACAAAATGAATTACGGGACAAGGTGGGTCCTAATATTGCACAGAGAGGCTTTGAAGGAATTTGACAGGTTGCACGGTGAAAGATATTGTGCCTGATTTTAAAATAAGTCATATAAATTCACTTATTGACAGTGCTATACTGTATACGTGAAAAGTTTAAAGCAAGTATACTTTTTCATAAGATCCTCCTTTTAAGGGTTCGAGAGCGGGTGGGCATTTTACCGCTCTCAATGTTTCGGAGGAAATCGTTGTAATGAACCTCTAAGCTATTTTTCGTTTAAGACAGTCAATATGGCTGTCTTTTTTGTATGCAGGAAGGAGCTGATGATATATGAAGCTGACATTAAAACAGCAACGCTTCGCTGATGAATATATCATCAGCGGGAATGCGACAGAGGCGGCCATAAAGGCAGGATACAGCAAGAAGACGGCAAATGTTATAGGCGTTGAAAACCTAATAAAACCTAATATCAAATCCTATATTGACGAAAAACTCAAAGAGTTATCAGACAAAAAAATTGCAGACCAGCAGGAAGTTCTTGCATACCTTACCTCAGTACTGAGAGGCGAGGCGCAGTCGGAGATTGTAGTTGTCGAGGGAGTAGGTGAAGGCTGTAGCGAAGCAAGAAGGTTGCAGAAGCTTCCTGACGAGAAAGAACGATTGAAAGCTGCGGAGCTCTTAGGCAAGCGCATGGGGCTGTTTAAAGATAAGTTAGATGTTACTGCCAATGCGCCGGTAATAATCTCAGGGGGTGATGAACTTGAAGATTGAAAGTATTAGGATTCATCTACCGGAGATAGTTGGCAAGGGATATGGCACATATTGGCGATATAAAGGCCGATACAGAGTCTGTAAGGGCAGTCGTGCGAGTAAGAAATCTAAGACAACCGCCCTTTGGTATATATGGGCGATCATGAAGTATCCACAGGCTAATTTGCTTGTGGTCCGCAAGGTATTCAGAACATTAAAGGATAGTTGCTTTACAGAGCTTAAGTGGGCAATAAGGAGACTGAAGGTTGAAAACCATTGGGAAGTGAAAGAATCACCGCTTGAGATGACTTACATACCTACAGGGCAGAAGATTTACTTCAGGGGCCTTGATGATCCACTTAAGATTACATCAATCACGGTAGAGCAAGGATATCTTTGTTGGATGTGGCTTGAAGAGGCCTATGAGATATCAAATGAAAACGACTTCAATATGCTTGATGAGTCAATAAGAGGTGCTATACCTGAAGATGTAAAACTGTTTAATCAGATAACAATAACCCTGAATCCTTGGAACGAGCATCACTGGATAAAGAAAAGGTTCTTTGATACTCCTGATGATGAAGTTTTAGCAATGACTACAAATTATCTCTGCAATGAGTGGCTGGATAAAGCCGATCTGAAGGTATTTGAGTCAATGAAAAAGAACAACCCACGAAGGTACCAGGTTGCAGGACTTGGCGAGTGGGGAATAGTAGACGGTCTTGTATATGAAAACTGGGAAGAAAAAGTCTTTGATATAAACGAGATAAAAAAGATATCAACAATACAGTCGGTATTCGGACTGGATTTCGGTTATACGAATGACCCAAGCGCTTTGTTCTGTGGTCTTGTAGATACTAAGAGTAAGACGATATGGGTATTCGATGAAATGTATAGGAGAGGAATGAGCAATGAATCGATAGCTGATGAAGTTATTAAGATGGGATATGCAAAGGAACATATAAGGGCAGATGCATCGGAGCCTAAGAGTAATGACAGATTGAGGAAGCTAGGATTACAAAGGCTAACTCCTGCTATCAAAGGACCGGATAGCATTAGAAACGGCATTGACTTTATCCAAGGGTATCACATCATTATTCATCCTAAATGTGTGAATTTTATAACTGAAATAAGCAACTACACGTGGGACATTGATAAGAAGACAGGAGAAAAAATAAATGTGCCTATTGATGATTTTAATCATCTTATGGATGCTATGCGCTATGCATTAGAGCCACTTTCATTTAAGAGTAAGGCAGTTGCGGGAAGGAGGCTTTAATGTGCCACCATTGTTTTGTCACACACGGAGATGTACGGGTTTGCTATAAATGCGGACTTACAATATTGCCGAACGGTAAAGTATTTTATGATACAAAACTAAAAAACAGGAAGGAGGTAAAAAAATGAAAAGAAATGAGGACTATCCTGATTTCACAGGGTTTATAGAGGCACTTGACAGGGACGGAATAACAGATGAACTTATCAGCAAACTTACGGCAAGGCACGCAACAAATCGTTTACATACAAAGAACTTGTACGAGAGATATAAGTGCTATGAAGACAAAGTGCCTATATTTGGACGGGAGCCAAGGTTCATAGATAAGGATTTGGAAGCATTAGGCGGGAAACAGCTAAACAACAGACTTAACCATGATTTCTTTGGTGAGATAAATGATGTTATGATTGGATATTTTGCAGGAAAAGCTGCTGCATACAGCTATGCCACAGGAGAAAAAATGGTGAAAT